CTACCTCCAGGTGAACCGCCATATAAAAAAGAGGGTGGTAGACCTATAGGTTACCAGGAAACAAATCTAATTACAGAATTTAGACGTTTCTATATTTGGTTAGATCCTAAGCAAAATCTTGCTAAGATTCGTAAAGAAAAACTCTTTATTGAGATGCTTGAGGGTTTACACACCTCAGAGGCTGAGATTATGTGCCTTGTAAAGGATGGAGATCTTGCAAAGAAATATAAAACCATAACTTACGATATTGTGCGTGAAGCTTTTCCTGATCTTTTACCGGTTAAGATAAAAGAGAAGAAAGAAAATCCAGTCCCTTTATCTTGAAGTCGCTCTGGCAAAGGTTTAAAAAACCTAAGTCACTATGGGAAGCTGAGGGCGGCTATCTACCACAAGACAAATACTTTGACGTAAGACTTATCAACCGTAACCGTGGCCGTTACAAGTAATTTATTATATAATAAAGTATATTATGAAGGGGGTTGATATGGGAATTATATATTCGAATACTAGTTCTAAGGTTAAACCAAAACTTAAACCTAAGTCCGAGCGAGATGCGTACGCTGCTTGGTGTGCTAAGCATGGTATTAATCCTAATAGTAAAAGACGTAAGAAAGAGCCTCTTACTGTAAGTAAGAGCCCGGTAGTTGTAACAGGAGTGATGCGAAGGGAAACCGTTCGCTACCCTAGTTTAGATACTGGTCATGTAGGTGCTGTAACTACTGGTAAGGCTAAAAATGTCTATACTGGTGATAAGATGTTGGGTATTGCTGTTATGCATAAGTCTAACTTAGTACCTATTTTTACTGAAGAAAATGCGGTCGATGTATCGCGAATGAGACGTGGATGAAAATTTATCTTTGTTCTGATGTGCATATTGAGTTTGGACCTTTAGAGGTTCATAATCGAGATAATGCAGATGTATTAATTTTATCGGGTGATATTGTTACCGCTACTGACCTAGAGGGTTGGAGACCTGAAGGTGACTCTTACGGTAATGCGAAACGGTTTATGGAGTTCTTTGAGCAATGCTCTACTAGTTTTAAGCATGTACTATATGTGATGGGTAACCATGAGCACTATCATGGTGACTTTGCAACCTCTGCCGATACACTTCGTACTGCACTAAAAGAGTTTCCTAATATCCGTTTGATGGATAAGGAGAGTGTAACGATTGACGATATTACTTTTATCGGTGGTACGCTATGGACCGATATGAATAAAGAAGACCCACATACTCTTTATTCCATCAAAGGTGTTATGAATGATTTTAGAATTATTAAGAATAGTTCTAGAAAAGTAACCTTTAAAGACGAGGTTGGTAAGTTTCACGAAAGAGAAGCTCGCTTCTGTCCAGAAGATACGGTTGAAGATCATAAAGATATGAAAGCTTTTATTGATGAAGCAACTAAAGATAGTACTAAAAAATACGTTGTTATTGGTCACCACTCACCAAGTAAGTTGTCTACACATCCTCGTTATAAGAATGAGGTAATGATGAACGGGGCTTACAGTAGTGACCTGTCTGAGTTTATTTTGGATCATCCTCAGATTAAACTATGGACCCACGGTCATACCCATGACCCCTATGACTATATGATTGGTTCTACTCGTATTGTTTGTAACCCACGAGGCTACATTAATTACGAAGAGATTGCTGATAATTTTGATTTTAAACTACTGGAGATTTGATTATGAGTTTACCACAAGACCCGGCTGCCCGTAAAGCTATTAAGAAGTGCTTAGAAGAACTATCAGGGTCAATGACTCGGATAGAAGGCGAGCGAGATTTTATTAAGGAAGCTATCGGTGATATTTGTGAAGAGTATCAGTTAAGTAAGAAGACGTTCAGGCGTCTGGCAAAGACTTACCATAAGCAAAACTATTCTACAGAGGTTGCCGAACATGAAGAGTTTGAGATGATGTATGAGCAAATTACTAATACGACGACTCTAGGAAGTGAAGTTACTAATGATAATTTATAATCTTGAGTATAGTATTTTAGATAAGCTTGGTCGTGCAAAAAGTACCAATCATGTAGGTATTTTTAAAACTGATGCAGAGATAGAAGCTGCTAAAGAAAGAACTATTCAAGAAAATCCTAAGCATAAGGTTTCTTTTAAGATCTTTCCTATTGAGAATATCTTTAGTACATTATGAATATTTTTTATCTTAGTAACGATCCTCGAGATTGTGCCATACAGCATGTAGATAAGCATGTTGTAAAGATGACTTTAGAATATGGGCAACTCATGTCTACTGCTCATAGGGTACTGGATGGGGAACCTTATTATGGTAAGACAAAAAATAATAGAAATATACTTCGATTTTTGCTACCTGATCAAAGGGAAGTAGTAATTTGGAAAGCATCGCATATTAACCACCCATCAGGGCTTTGGGTCAGAGCTTCTTCTTCTCACTATCAATGGATGTATGAGCTGTGGTTACAAATGCTTGGGGAGTATACATATAGATATGGTAAGAAGCATTCTGTAGAACGTATGATACCTTGGTTTAAAAAGTTACCAGATAATATTCCCAATAAAGGATGGCTTAGTGATCCGACCCCGGCAATGCCTGATGAATATAAAACTAAAAACTCTATTGATAGCTATCGTAATTATTACCAAGGGGATAAAAGAAGCTTTGCTAGTTGGAAGAATAGAGATAAACCTACCTGGTTTGTATAAATAAAAATATGATCTATACTTTTTTAAATACTGAAACACAGCAGATTGAAGAACATTCAATGCGTATGTCAGAATATGATGAGTTCAAAGAAAAGAATCCCCACCTAGACAGATATCATGAACCTGGCAGAGGGCCTGCAATGGGTGATTCAGTTCGTCTGGGTATTAGGAGACCAGATAACGGATTTAGAGAGGTGCTATCAAAAATTAGCGATGCTAATTATAAGAGTAATTTGAGAGGAAAATTATCTAGATGATGGAGCAGGTGAATTTTTAACCATCTATAAAGGACCCGAGTATAATGCTTTGGTCCTTTTTTCTTTAGGAAATACGTATGTCTAGAAAAATTGGTAAGTTAGCGGTTGTTGAGAGTGAGGAGTTTGGGGGTAATAGTAAACCCATACCTAGAGTTACCCAGGTAAGTAACACTCTTAGAATAAAACCTGATCATTTAAAGTCATTTGATCCCCTTACTGAAAATCAGAGAAAATTTTACGAAGCATATAAAAGAGGTGACTACTTTATTGCTCTACACGGAGTTGCAGGTACAGGTAAAACCTTTATTGCCCTTTATAAAGCATTAGAAGAAGTATTAGATAAGTCTAATCCTTTTAAGAAAATTATTATAGTAAGATCGGCTGTGCCCTCAAGGGAGGTCGGCCATCTTCCAGGCAGCTTAGATGAGAAAACTGAAATCTACAGGCAACCGTATCAACAAATTTGTACTACACTTTTTGGTCGAGCAGATGCCTACGAAAGATTAGAGGAACAAGGTCATATAGAATTTATATCTACTTCCTTCATTAGAGGCATGTCCTTTGATGATGCAATCATTATAGTTGATGAAATGCAAAATATGAATTTTGAAGAGATAGATACTGTTATGACAAGGGTAGGTTATCGATCAAAAATTGTATGGTGCGGAGACTACAGACAAACAGACCTAAATAAGAAGAAGAGCGATGTAAGTGGTATACTTAAGTTCTTCGACATAGCCCATCACATGCATGCATTTACAAGAATAGAATTTTTACCGGCTGATATTGTTAGAAGCTCTTTGGTTAAGGATTATATTATTGCAAAATTACAGCACGAAGATTCAAACGATTAAGGATAAAAATGAGTACATTTCAATTCGATTTTACTATAGAGAAATTAAAAGAACTAATCCCTGGTGCAGCCGGTGGAGTACAGGCCTGGTACGATGGTCTGACAGATGCCTTGCCTCAGTATGAGATTGTAACAGCCCAGAGGGTGGCAGCATTTATTGCACAATGCGCCCATGAGTCTGGTGGCTTTAGAATGATGGAAGAAAATTTAAATTATAAAGCTGCCACTTTAGGTAAACTCTGGCCCAAGCGCTACCCACCAGGGGTTGCTGAGCAGTACGCAGGCAAGCCTCAAGCTATTGCCAATAAATCTTATGGTGGTAGAATGGGTAATGGAGATGAGGGATCCGGCGATGGTTGGAAGTTCCGTGGTAGAGGTATTCTTCAACTTACAGGTAAAGATAATTACAAAGCCTGCTCTATGTATCTCTTTCAAGATGGTACACTTTTAGATAACCCAGATATTCTTCTTGACCCGTATTATGCAACGCATTCTGCATGCTGGTTCTGGAATACAAACAAACTAAATCAATATGCCGATACAGGTGATATCTTGACTATGACTAAACGTATCAATGGTGGTAC